CTGATCGCTCCAGTCTGCCTTCGACTTGTTCTCGTTTGCTATATAGCATAGATTTTCCACATCGGTAATCAGCCGAAGCAAATCCTGACGAAGCATGTCCGTATACTCGCACAACGAATACGTCTTCGTGTACGTCGGTCGCATATCCTTATCTTTATATGTAACCCGGACGCCGATCTCCTGAATGTCTCTCATCCGGACACCCCCAGCTGGTTATACCGCACCAGTCGCGTCCACACGACAGCCTTTTTCATTTCCAGTTTATCAATCGTTTCACCGATATGTTCATACGGTTTGTCGCCGTGCGTCACACTCATAGCATCCGTCGTGTAGCTAACCTGATCGTCAACGCTTGCCTGCACGAACCGGTAGAATTCCGTCTGCGCATCAAGTAGCACCCATTCAGTTTCTGCCAGTGTCAAATCGTTGGCAAACGAACAAATATGTCCGCTCTCGTCGTACTCAAACAGATCCTCCGAGAACTGAAGCTCACGTCCGCTGAGTACGTAAAGGTGCCGGATGCCGTCGGTAATATAGTCAATCTGATCCGTCCAGTGGAGCGTCTCAGGTACCTTTTGAAGCTTAATCTTCTTGTATAGTCTGTGGGTCAGCGCCACAATATCCGTCATTCGGCGTCACCCTTTCCTGTATTATTTCTCGATAAATTCGTAGTTCGGAATCCTGTCCTGAAGGACCTGAACCTTGCTCATGCTCAGATTCATTGTCTTCGCGATATCCGCGATACGTTCCAGCACAAAAGGCTCGATGTCGCCGTTCAGCCATTTCTTCAGCTGATTGGCATTCCCGGACAGTTTCTTCCGGATATCTTCATCGCTCATAAAATTAGCGTTGTTTTCGCTGTCAATATTCAGCCGCTCTTCTACCTCTTTCTTCTGTTCACCATGCACACGCAGGATCCCGCGCTGAAGCAGGTTTGTCGTGGACATGAGGTATTCAAGCTCGTCGTTGCTCACATAAATAAATGCGCCGGGAGCAATATTCTGCCCGTACTGTTTTTCCGGCGTAATAATTCCGACATTAAACTTGTTCGGATTATCCAAACGGATCTTACTGTTTTCCATGTTGTTTCCTTCTCCCTTTATTCTGCAAAATGAAAGGGGTGGGATCTCCCAAACGGGAACCCCACCCCTGTGTCGAGGTCAGATTAAGCTTCGTACACGCCCAGATAGGGACGATCGCCGTAAGCGATACCCGCGTTGAAGTACTGATCCAGACGAATCTCCCAAGAGAGATCGTCGATGTTGGTCGCTTCGGTAGAGAACACATCGCCCTCGAAGACAACCTTCAGAGGCCGCATGCCGGCATCCACAGCGTTCGGCAGGATGTACAGCAGGTTCGGCTTCTGGAACACGAGATCATCCGTGCCGTCTTCAGCGAAGGGATTCTCCAGCTTGGCAACGTTCGCTCCCAGATAGGTGCCGATGAAGGCATTCTGGTTCTGCTCGTCGATGATGTTACCGGCGAACTGGAGCGTAGCATTGTTAGCCTGGAACCCGGTCAGCGCAGCCAGCTTGTTCAGCTGCTCGATGTCGCCGAGGATGGTGGCACCGCCGGTGGCACGGAGCCAGTGGATGATCATGGGATCCAGAGTAGTCTTGACCATGCCCGGGCCAACGCCATAATACGGGGCCTGCCAATTGGAGGACGCGTTGTACAGCACGTCTTCGACGTGACGGTTGATCGCAACTTCCATCTGATAGGAAGCGTCGTTAATCAGATCGGCGGCGTTGGTCAGACCGTTCTGGAGTTCAACGATATTGATGAACGGACGAGCGGAAACACTCAGGGTTTCCATCGTGAACGCCTTGCGGCTGTTCTTCGTCCGGGGAGTGGTAGCGCCCTTCGCCTGAATGAATGCCTTCACTCCGGGCAGTTTTACGGTGAACTCGGCCTTGTCGCCGAAGCCCACGCGCTTGGTATCAGCAATCAAGTCCAGCCAGTTGGTATCGCGCTTGACGATATCGTCAACAGCGAACTTCACGAGCTGGGCGATCTGATACTTGTTATGGGGATTCGGATCGGAAGCAAGATCTTTGATCAGCTTGTCCGCATCTTCCCGCACTTTGCTGTCGATACGTTCATGACGAGCGGCGGCAAGTGCTACATCGAGAATCTGAGAATCTTTACGAATTTCGATAGCCATTACTCATCGCTCCTTTCTTACGCCACATATCCGCCGGCAGCCGGGGAAACAGTGTCGCCTTCATTTACAGCAGCGAACAGAGTATCATCGACGCTCATGATCAGCTCGTCGTTGATATTCGGACGCCGCATCTTGACATACTTGTCCTTCGCGATGACATATTCAGCGTCATTGAAGTCGCCCTTGTCACCGTAGTTTTCGATTTCGTTTTCGGTAAAATAGATTTCCTTTGTGCCAGCGTTCACGCAGACCAGAACCAGAGCAGGCAGTCCCCACAGGGAAGTCTTCTCTTTCACACGGAACTCGGCATCGCCAGCGGCGGTAATCTTCTTCACGCCGTTAGCAGTGATTTCCACGAAGAGGCCATTGGACAGTTCCTCGCCGGCCTTGTTAACACCGTCGTAGTTCCACGCCTCTGCACGTCTGAAATAACCAGCCATATGCAAATTTCCTCCTGTATAATTACTTGCTACGTGGCTTCAGCAGCCCACCGTATGCATTGTCATCACTGACTTCCAAATCGACGAAACTCGCCAGAGTAATCGCCGGGGCAGCAGGTTCATCAGCCTTTTCTTCTTCATTCTGTTCCTGCGCCATTGTCATTTCAGCGATGGCTGTATAATCAAGATTTTCGATGGCTTCCTGAACTTCAGCCACCGTCACATCAAGACCCTGTTTCTCAGCAAAGGCTTTCGCCTGCGCCTGTTTCTCCGCCATTTCGGCGGCTTCGCGTTCAGCGATAATGGTGTTGTACTTGCCTTCGATCTCTTCCAGTTCGGCGATTCTGGTTTTAAGCTCCGCAATCGTCCGCTCCTGTTGTTCAATCGTCTCAACGTAACGTTCAGTTACCTCTACAACATGAACAGGATCGCCGCCCCAGTTTTCAACGCTCTCATGAGTATCGACACTGTGCGACAGCATTTCGGCATTCGCCTGCTCGCTCACACGTTTTTCTTCCCTGTCGTCTGCCTCGGGTCCGCCTTCTTCTCCGGAATCGTCACCCTGATCGTCGTCGGACTCTTCGTCCTCTTCATCCATACCAGAGCCTTCGCCTTCCGCACCGGCATCATCTGCACCGGCTTCCGCAGTCGCGTCCTCGGCAACAACAGCTTCCTCAACCGCTTCGGTTTCAGGTTCGGCTTCAACCTGCTGTTCTTCAACAGCAACGGCTTCCTCTTCGACTTCCGCAGTCAGTTCCTTTTTGTCGTCCATAGATCTTGTCTCACCTCGCATGCCTTGCTCTTCGCTATCAGCAACGATTACAGAATCATCGGCATGAACACTCGCAACCATGTCAAGTGCCGTAGCATCTGAACATGCAGGTCGCCAGACCAGACACAAACCTGTCAACGCACTATGTTCGGACACGTCAATAAACTTTCCGCCTTGTGCCACAACAAGTTCTCTCGGGTCATAACTCAGCTCAACGCTTACGGCAAAGTGACCCATCTCATACAGATCGACTACACGATCCACAATATCGCGGTCGCGCTTCGGAATCTTGATCTTTCCCATAAGAGACACAACGCCGTACTCATTCGTCTCGGCGTAGAACTCCGACATGGAGCCGATCATGCTTGTCCCGAATTTCTTCGTCGCCCTGTTGTAGAGATGTCCAAGCTGGTCGTAATTCCCGGCCAGCAGGTTTTTGACATCAGCGTAAAATGGTAGGCACACATGATCGTTCTGTCGCTCAATAACGTCTGCGATAAAAGCCTCAGTGACACCTTCGCGGTTCGAGTTCAAAACCGAATCGCACAGCTTTACGTCGACTGTCAAAAAAATTGGGTTCAATTTCGATTCTTCTGAAATCAAAATGTCCTCGGCCAAGAGTACAAGCTTGTTTTGTTCGTTCTCCATTGCCGATCATTCCTTCCTCGTTTGCTTCATGCCAGTAGGAGGACAAGCAATTCACAAACTCGAAGTTGATATATACAAAAAGCCTTTCGGCTTGTTGTCAGAAGATTTTCGCCAACTAAAAAACGCCATCCGTTATGGATGGCCGAAGTCCGAAGAGTTGGCTTCTTCGTCTTCATGATTTATGTTTGGGCCTCTGAACCTTCTTCGTTAGAAGGTTTGGGCTGTCTTCCGGTTTCGGAGTTTCCGGGATCGCTTTGCCGTTCGCTGTCGTCCAGCGTAGGCCTGCCGATTGTATCACCGGTATCTCCGGACGGCACAGTATCCGCCTGATTGATTCCGGGCTTTACAAATGTTTCCGTAATCCCTTCGTCGTTCTCTTTCTTCTTCAGCTCATATTCAGTTTCCATATTAATATGATACTGATCGAGCAGAGTCTTGCTGCTGAGTACGCCGGCTTCCCACAGTTTCATACATGCATTCTGGAACGCACCGATCTGCGTCAGGTCGCATTCCGCCATTTCAAATTTCGGAAGCTTGGAATCATTCGACCTCGGCAGTCCGTACGGCGAACCATTGACGGCTCGCATGATCCGATTCATCAGTTTGCACAGGCTTTGCCGTGCGGCGTTAATACGCATGCTCACGAGCTTGGTTGATATCTGGCTCGTACCAAACGACACCGAGCTATCCGATCCGGTAGACACTGTCGCATTGATGCCGTAAGCACCAAGGATCGCTTCGTTGGTATCCTTGTACTTATTCACATCATAGAAGTGATCCATGTCCGGCTGAATGACGTCATACTTCACACAGTCGTTTGTGATCGCAATGCCGCCTCCACTCTTCATGGCATTCTTTGTGATTGCCATGACAGAGTTTAGAATCGGGACGTCAACAACAATATTGCTATCCTTCGGGGAACCGACAGCCCCATGCACGAAGCTCGATGCGGCGAGGTTGAGAAGCGCTGCTTCCTGTGCGCGAATCAACGCTTTCTGCCCAAGAGGGATCAAGGCACGGCTGATCATCGGGATTGCATACCGCTGCCACTCGGGCTTATCGCCCTGCCAAAGCCACGTCGTCTTCGGATCCAGCTGAACCCATTCTCTGTTTTTCGTCAATGCTTCTGTTACCTCTTTCGGGTATCCGGCAATCCGAATCTTGAACTCATCGTCGTCGATAAACTTCTTCCACGCTTTCTGAGAAGCAGGACGAAGATCTGTTTTCAGCGAACGAACATTGAATTCAGCCAGCGGGTTCCCACCGACCATCACATTGCTGATCCGCACCAGATGAGGCGGAAGCGTGACCAAATCGCCGTCTTCCATCAGAGAAAAGTACACATTGTAAAACACAAAGTATTGATAGAACCAGCTGCGAAGTTTTTCGTTGAGCTGAATCCTTTCAAACCATTCCATGTACTTGTCGCGTGTCTGTTGTGTTCCGCCGGTCAGGAACCAGCCGTCCAACAGGCTGAAAGGCACGTATACGTCGTGGATGGCTCCGCCGACCAGATCGTCCGCGTCGGTAAAGTAATCACTCAGTTCATAGAATGTATTGATATTCGACTGTTTCTGACGAAGCAGTGCCTCAAAGTCATATCCTGTAAGCGAACCGTTAAAAGTGATCGAACGTTCGTTCATTGTTCCGGTCACGTCACGGATCGTCTCTGCTAATGCATAGGAGGAAGCATTTGGCCTGTTGCTGTCATATGCGCTCATCGTATCAATTCTTTCAGCCAATATTTTCCACCTCCTGTTCAATTCTTTCGAAATGAAGACCTTTTGCAGATTTTACTTTTCCGTTAATCACCATAGAAATATATCGAAAGTCAATGCCAGTTTTTCTTCCGGCTTCATGGAGATTCTCAAATTCTTCGCCTGTTTCAACACACCTAACCATTATTGGCTTAGTACGTGCATTTTTGGCTCTCTCTTGACGCTCCAATTCTTTTTCGGCTCGCTTTTGAGCAATTTGCAATTTGCGTTCCTTATATGCTTCTGATTCTCGATATTTTTCAAGATTGCTCTTATTCCGTTTTATTTCTTCTTCGCTATAAACCCTATTCTTGGCAGCTATACTTAGCTTCTCTCGCGTTTCATCCGATAGATTTTCACGTTTCTTGCATTCAGACATTTTTTGTTTTGTTTCTTCTGAACGCTTTAAACCAGTAAGTGTTTTACTGATTTTCTCTTTTGTCTCATCTGTTTGTAAATGAGAATACGCACCTTCCGCTACATTATAAAAGGACGGATCATTAACAGCGTCGTATTGAATAATTGCCTCAAGCTCCAGTCGATCTAACTCTTCTTTTGTATTTGCCCAACATAAAATTTCTTTAGAAAAGTTCTTTTTACCATATTTTTTAAATGCTTGTTTTATATATTTACCACTACCAAGATAACGATCATTGGTTTCTGCGTTATTCTTATGCTGACCTATGTATCGTCTACCATTAATGTGGTTCGTGGTGCAATAAATAAATCCATATGGCTCTGTTATATTACTTGACTGGTTATACCCCAGCATATATCCTTGCCGCCTCTCATTAGCCTTTGTTTTCTAATAGTCTCGAGTTCTGAAATATAATGTATGCCCATCATAAGAGACGAGCAACGATCCTTCCTTTGATTGGCGCGAGCAGAATCAAACAATATATTTCCGTTAGCACCTTGCTTGCCAACAATATTGCCCATTTCAATCTGCAAAGCATCCGCCTCAATAAAGATTGCACGTTCTTCCTTGGTAAGCTTCTTGCCAGTACCATCGGCCTCACCATCTCTGTCGGCAATCTTGTTATTCACAATGTATCGGGAATTGATTGGCAACTGTACACTTTCTTGTTCGAGCGCTATAGTTGTCAGAGATACCATCTGTTGGTTGATCAGATTCGAGGCTATGAACGGCCTAATCAGCGGCACCGCGTTATCGATCAGCGTCGGCTCGTCATCACGCACCAGCGGCGGGTATTCTTTCCCTGTCGCAGGATCCGTCCACGGTTTATTCATAAACTGCGGGAACGCATCGCCAAGTCCGCGAACGTCGACCACAACCTTGATCGTATTCGGAAACAGAACCAGATTCTTGCGCACTTCTTTAGCCAACGCATCCAGCCGCAATCCGTGGAACGACTGAATCCGGACAACCGGTTTCAAGTATCCGCCATTATCCAGTTCGATCAGCTTGAACGTTGTAAGGATCGCGTTATCGGCATTGCTCGCGCTCGACGTCGCGATATCCAGCGACATAACATATTCACTGGTCGACTTCGCAGGTTGTGCGATCTCAACGTCTGTCAGCGTCCTGCACCGTTCCGTCAGATCGTACGGGAACACAGAGCCTTCGGCAGCTCCGAGGAAGATGGATTCGTATTCCATCTTGAACTTCTCTTCCGTCATATCTTTGCGTTGATCGTCAAAGTACGACTGTTTAGATACTCCCTCGCGAACAGCTTCCTCATAGCTCATCGCCCATGCAAAGCATCCGCTCTCTCCTGCCGCCATTCGCTTCAGAATATTAATGAAAGAAGTATAGAAGTAGTTGTTCTTCAGACACGCCGATGTGATACTGACAATTTTACTGTCATAATCCTCGATGCCGCGCTGGATGCAGATATCACGCGTCTCGTTCATGATCGGCTTCGCAACGGCGTCCAGCTCATTCTTTGGAATCTCCGGCGCTTCGTCGCAGATCAGGATCTTAGCGCGGTTGCCTCTCAGTGTACCCATTGAATAACTTTCAATCTTGCTCCCGGACTTAAGCCAGCACATACCCTTGTGTGGGTTGATCTGCACAAGCTTATTATGCCGTGAGCCGTTCAACTCACGAACGACGTCCGGATACACCAGAAACTTTTCCTCGATCTTCTTGACCACCAGCACTGCCTGCTCGGCAGTACTGGATATCACAGCGATCAGACTGCCGGGATACAAAACACCAATCGCGATACAGAAGACCGCAATTTCCCACGTCTTACCAGCACCACGATTCTTTACAAAATCCAAGTTTCGATAAAGACCAAACAGCCTCGCGTCAACACGCTGGTACGGCTTCAGCTTGATCTTGAAGTATTCTTCAATAAACCGATCAAGGTGTGTACGCCAATACCAGATTTGTTTAGCCCACGCTTCGTAATTTTTGATTTCCCTGATTTGCGAAGCGCGGTCCATCGATGCCATCAGCGAATCTCCATTCCAATGGATTTCAATGTATATTGATACGCTTGGATTATCTTGTCGATATCGTCATCAGGGAACGTGTACGGATTCTCATCCAAGTATCCTTGCGTTTCGAGCTTAACGATGATTTCACCCAAAGAACCCATGCCGGTTGACTCACCGGGTTTCCGCCGGCAGGCAGCGAAGTTTGAACTCTTCGACAGATCGTCGAAGATCTTCTGTGCTTCCTTATAGTCGCTCGCAGTCCCCTGTCCGCGACGCATCCGGTCTTCCGCAAGGTCTGCATTCAGCGATGCCTTAATGACCTTGCGCGTATAGTCCTGCATGTTGACATTGTCCAGCACGAAGTCTTCTTCATACTGTTTATATTTGTCTTCCATCCATTCGACTTGTTCCTTGGTAAACCATCCCTGCCATGTCTTGTCGTAGTATGGCTTTTCTTTTTCATCTGTCAGATCATGCACAACGACATCTTCTGTCTGGTTTGTTACCCGAAGGTTCTCAACATACTCATATGCATAATTGACATTTTTCAAACCTAAAAAAGACCTCGCCGTAGCGAGGTCCTCTTCCTGTTTTTTCTTTTCCGGAGGCGTCATCGGGTTCAGCCACACCTTGTTATTTGCCAGACTGTACTGAGCTTTCTTCTTTGCGGCTTCCCATGCGGCCTCTTTGAATGCGCGATTGTTGAAATAACAGTATTCTTTGACTGTTTCCTCGTTTACGCAATGCTTCTTTGCACACTCCATGCACCAAGCGTCACGATACTGCTGTGACGCCCATAGTTTATTCGGCGCAAAGCTTTCAAGAGGCTTAATTGTATTGCACTTGACACACAGTTTTGACGGTGTCTTCTTGCTTACCCTTGCCATTTCCTTATCACCTTGTTGTTATTTCAGAACGATCGGATACACACACCGGCGTCCATACCCAGCTTCCATTAGGATTGCTGTAGCCCCCGGCTGTCCGCCGTATCCTTTGCTCTGGGCGTACGGATCCATACCGCACAGACTCGGCACACGTTCGACCATAATGTTCGTTCCGTTCATAATCCCGGACTGGAACGACTGACTCTTATGGAGGTGTCCGACCATAAACACATCGATCGGCTTATTGTACAGGTTTACGCTGTCCTGCGCCATCTTCTCAATGTTCATGCTCTGGCCGTGTGTCAGCATAAACTGATAACCGCACACTTCGATCATCTGCGTCATCGGCGCGTCGTTCTCAATAATCCAGATCCACGACTCATCGTCGAACCGCGCCCGGAGATAATGCATAACAATCCGTTCCATGTTCTCTTCCGGGAACTGTCCAGCTTTCGTGCCGAGCGGTCGAATCTCGCCGTGGTTCCCGCGAACAGCAGCCACCCGGATCGGAAGCTTAATCAGCTCTTCCAGATCAATCAGCCATTGCGTCAGCGTTTCGGCAAGGCGCATCGCACTCTCTACAACACCGTATTCAAGGCGCTGAAGCTGACTGGGCCGCAACAGACCGTCCAGCATATCGCCAACGATCATAATCGTGACCTGCTCCGGTTTTTCCTTCTCGCAGATCTGAGCGATATAATTCATCAACATGGTCATGCGCTTTTCAAAGACGTATGAATTGTACCAGTTGATTTCCTCGCCATACAATCCAAACACCCGGAAGTCAGCGCCGTAATGGAAGTCGCCCATCCCGACAACCAGTTCGCGTTCCCGCTTCTGGTCACTCGGATGATCATCGGTTGATTTCTCCAGCTCGATCCTTGGCAGATTCTTGATGGACTCGCGAATCGTTTCGCAGATCAGTTCTGTTCTGGAGAATTCCCTCATATCCTGACGAATCCCGCGTTGCAGGTCGTACATCTTCTGCCGCTCAACAAAGTTCCTGTCAATTGCCTCTCGATCTTCATCACCGAAATCCATACCTGCGTCACTGGCGATCTTAATCCCAACGCCTGCCTTCCGCAATGTGTCAGGACTGCAAGCCAGATCATATTCGCTCACAATCTCCGACCAGTCTTTGTCATAGCTTCCATTCTTTTTGTCCAGTATCTCCTGAACCAGCATCTGCTTTTCTTTGACATCGAGTTGTTCAATAAACCGACTCAAGTTCCTTCACTTCCTTTAATGGTGGGACCCGGAGGCAACTGACCCTCCTCAGACGCCGATCGTTAGGCCCCACAATCTATATAGAAACTCGACTCATTTAAAATCCACATGATTTTGTTCATTGCTTTGCTGTATGAGTCGAAGAAAAACAAGACGCTCAATCTGTTATGTACCTATAACATAGTTTGCTGCATGCGTCTTTCGTTATGGTCCGGCTGACAAGATTTGAACTTGTAGTTTATTACGAACGGTTTAGAATCGCCGCTGTCTCTCCGATTGCAGCACAGCCGGATATAAAAGCGCCAATGGCGCGAAGTAAAATAGCGAGACGCATAAATTTAAATTTGATTTGGTGGAACCAAACCGCCATACTTTTATTACACATAGATTTGCTGTGTGCGTCTCAACGGTTCGCTGGGCGCTGCGCATCGCCCGGAACCAGTTCGTCAAAGCTCTCTCACCTTGACCTTGTCATAATTCATATCATAGAATTCAACGGTATCTGTTCCGCTGGCAAGTATTCTATCCATGTCATATAACAACCCGATCTCAGTCTCAACCGGTTGATACTGAATCTCATCCTTGTCAATTTCATATCTGCGTCCGTTGTATTCAAATAGGCCATCCGTGTCGACTCGGCACCATTCGCCTCCACGAATTCCTAACCGTCTGCACTTATGAAACTTACTTTCCTGTCGTTTGCGTTGAGGCTTTGGCGCTTCGTACTTCTCGGCCTTCGCGTCCAGCCGATCCGTCATAACCTGAAAGCTTGCACGTTCTTCCAGATCAATCTGATCTGTTGTAGCCCCGGAGGCATACAACATATTATCCACAAACGACGGGCAGTTTGACACAGGGATTTCGCGCTTCGCATGCATAACTTTTTTATAGTCAGTCTCGATTCCCTGCATATCACCAATCATGAAGAAATACGCAACGGAGTCGAGGAAGCGTTTCACTTTTAATTCCGGAGTGTACAGATCACCGACATCGTTCAGCCAGTTGCGATCACAGTAATCCCCCCATTTGACCTACATGTCACAGACGCGTTTCCTCGCCTGCTCCTTGCTGTCAGCGGAAATGATTACCGCCCTTCCGGTTGGTTCAATGATTTTGTATCCAAAAGACATTAAAATCCCTTCCCTATTATTTAATTAATTAAAACAGTAGTTTTGCAGACAAAACCTATGATTTTTAAAAGAATAGCATCGAGTTTGCCTGCGATGCCTGCATTCTTAATTCATGGTTTTCCTTGAGCAATCCCTCAATCACCTCGCGGATCTCATGCAGATACCGCCCTTCCGGGCAGGTAATACAAAGCTCGCCGCAAGGTCCGCAACAGTTATCAATCTCGTTCAGCAGTTCTTCAGCCGTCACAGTATTCCGCTCCTCTTTTCCTTCAACCATTGATAGTGATCAAACACATATTTATACATATCATGAACGATTTTCTGGAATGCGCGTGGCGAACTGTTCTTCATCATGATTTGTTCAAGTTTTTTCATCGTCGTTTCATTCAGCTCGATGATTTCGACAGAGCTGAACCGATGTCCGCATACGCACTCCCGCCTGCGCAAAACATACTGGTTATGATTTCGGCGTGTCGAAAGTACCTTCTGCTGGTCATTCAATCCGCACTTCGGGCAAATCATGTCTCGTCCGCTCCTCTCGCAAGGTCACTAAGCCATTCAATAACCCCGATCGAAAGATATTTTAGCAAACTGTCCTGATTATTGGCTACCCATGTATCGCTGAACAGTTTGATAATTGTTTGTGCATACTCCGGCGTATTGACAGGTTCTTCGCATTTATCCAGCGTTTCATACGCGACACGGAACGCCTTCTTGACCTGCTCCTCTCTGATCATAGAATCCTCCTCAGATATGACAGTCGACCAGATTCACATATGGGTTCGCATCACTCGCAATCCATTCGTCCCATTCCTTTGCGTATCGGTCAGCGTCTTCGGCGGTTTCGTCACTGCATGCGAACCATCCGCATCGACCAGCGGAATGCCATACACCATCCGGAGTAATGAACGCCCACGGAAGCGTCCGGCTCATCTCTTTGATATATTGTTCTTTTGTCTTATACAGGTCAATATAATACTGCTTGCTCCAGATGCTTGGGTATCCTTCTTTTTCATCACCGGCAATATATGTATCCCAGAACTCTTCCGCCTCTTCAACATCAACGTCGTTCTGCGGATACCAGTCATAGTCGTTCTTACGATAGTTCCAGTCATATTCATCAATATCCGCGTCTGCCTTCACGTCATACATATATTCTCTGCCATCAAGCGAATACCAATCCCAGAACCCGTTCGGATTGTGGAAATATCCCCACTGCCCTTCATGCTCTACATAATTATAGGCCTTCAGATACATATCAAACGTCCAAGACGGATTCTCTTTCTTGAACTTCTCAAAGTCTGAGCGAATCTTTTCCATGCCAACCGGCTGAAACACAAAGTAATTCTCGTTCGCCTCGTTATACGGCGCAAGCAGCCGAGCAAAATCAGCGTCATCGGAAAACACCGCTACTGCAAAATGACTCATCCGTGATCTTCCCTTTCCTGTTCCATATTTTGTTCCATCAAATAAATCGGACATTCCTCCGTCTCGCGGAACATGGCATAAGAATGTACACCGGTTCTATTCATCATGTTGTGCGTGTTGCGACAACATCCGACTATCGGACATGATTCATCCATGCACCATGTGATATCGTCGTGAATCCACGCAATCACATTCTCATTCATTGCACAACACCCAACTGTTTTGCCAGCTCTCTCGGGTCCATTGCGGCCACATTCCGTGCGGCAGCTTCCGGGTTCTCGTCAAGATACTTCTGGTACAGGAACGGCGTCGTAATCTTTTTCAGCAGCTTGTTCGCCCTGCATTTGGTTCCGCAGAAGTTTACCTTCCGACACAGGTTGCAGTCCCCGCCGTGCTTCCACTGATCCAATCCGTCATTCGGTTCCAGCGCCTCGTCCCACTTGAATCCCTCATCAACATGAGACTCGCCGGACGTTTCATTCTGCTCCTTGATCTCCGCCAGCTTCTCCCGGATCATCTTCCGGATCTCGTCCTGCCCCTTCAGGTTTGCCCACCCAATGAACGCCGCCATCGGCTCAGTTACCTGTACTGTCACTTCCGCCATGTTCTTCTTCCTCCGAATCTTTATAATAGTCTTCGATTGCTACGCTGCGATCGCCGGCGCAATTAATACAGCAGTCATCGCAAAACGGCGCGATCCATCCGGTAGTAATCCTCGTAGCCGGTTTCCCGCACACGATACATGTCCACGCACTGATGTTTTCGTACTTACGAATAATGTCATGTACGCGCGAGTTCTGTTTAATACCGTTATCGTACATTTTCATCGATCCGTACTTTTCCTTCAGCTGAACAATCCGCCACCGATCCAGATCATCGTCTTCAATCAGCGCCTCACGGATTTCCTCGCACATCTGTTCACCAAATGCCTGATTCCAGCCGTCCGGCATATTGTCCAGCAGCGTGTACTCATAGTCATAGTCCGGAACCTCCGTCGGGTTTCCGGGATAATACCCGCCGTGCTGTGCTTCCGTAATCAGCATCCCGCTGAACAGATTCCACGGAATAATAAACGGATACCGCTCACACAGTTTTTTGTTCTCTTCTTGCGTTCTTTTCATTTATTTCACCATATTGTCCAGTCATAATCATACATCTTTTCATAGTCAGATCCGCACAATGCCTGAACGTCTTCAAGTTCTTCTTCGGCCAACGTCCGAAGCAAATCCCGGTAATGCGCACGGATCGCACGATTTGTACAACTCTTGGCGTACTGCCGTGGTCCCGTCAGATAATAAGCCTGCCAGTATTCATATCCGCCATTCCGTGCATTCGGCCAGTCTTTACTGTTTTGCCGGCACTCATCCTCGTGTAACCGCAGATTAGTCCTGTATCCATTATATAATCCGTAGCCATATTTCTTTTTTAAATGACACTTATGCTTTCGCATCATCGCATGACGGTTAATATATCGAATCACTGACAGTACCCCCTCATTTTTTATTTGGGCATACAACCACTCGGTAATAATATCCGACATTGTCCATTGTCGCCTCAAATGTATACTCACGATCATGGCAGTCGATATCGTGATAGTCACCAACCGCAATATCCTCACAGTATTGCCAACGAATGGTGTAGTCTGCATTATCCATACCAACCACTACACATCGCAACGTAACCTGATCTCCGAAATAGATTGTCGGCCTCGGATTCACAATCTCGATATACGCATACGGTTCAACGGACTCTTCCTCTTCCTCTGTCCAGTCAACAATCTCAAGAGGGCCGAAGACATATTCAAGATCCGTTGGCGTTGCGGCAGGCTCGGCAATCGACGCGCCCAGTATGATCGCCGCTAAAACAGCAAGAATCTTATTCACCTTTACGCTCCTGCTCTTCCAGCCACGCCAATCCCTTATCGGTAATCACAAACGTATCATCGTCATCGATATATCCTTCGTCCGCCTTCCGAAACATCTCACGGATCTGTTCCATATCATACGTCAACGACACTTTCTGAATTTTTCCGTCAATATACACTTTCGCATTAACAGTTATTTCAACGGCTTTTTCCGGCAAATATATCATGGCGCGATGCTCTTGCAACTCGATATATTCCTGTTCGTTGTTTTCCATTGCCATCAACCTCCAAGAAGAAGTACCCCGCCAGCTGATCACACCGGCGGGGGCGGTATGGCATATAAAAGCTGCCAAGTGCAGAAGCCTGAACTTCCGCCATACCGATTTCTGTAAGTTTTTTGAACGACGCGGGGACGGCAGTTTCAATCCGTCGGATCCATGATGGGTTGCATCGCCTTGTTTCAAGCTTGTCTGTCGTCGAACAGAGGCTCGTTCAGTTGGCCCTGAAAGTGTCCCATCGTACTGGCTTTATTTTCTTACACGCCTTTTATAGTCTCGCTGCTTTCGGCTACATGCTCGCCTACATTCATCATCGCAACACTTTCTGTGCTTGGCTACCCGCGTATACTCACTTAACCATGAACAGCCTCCGGAATAACCACGGATGCTTTTCAACCTTATTCTTGATATGGCACATCAGCTCCATGTTCGCATCACGAAAGTTCTTCCGCGTGATCACAACGTCCTTGTTCTTAATGAATATCCCATAGATAAACTTGCTGAACTGAACATATTCCTCAAACGCTCCGCCATGCGCCTCATGAATTTGTTCAAACTTTTCAAGCGCTTCATCATACTGTGTGCGGAACACACTCTTCTTTTCACTCATCTTTGTCATCCCTCAACGACAGCGTCGCCGTCCTGAATCACTTCGGTCCTATCCCGATGCCGCCTGTACCACACAATCGCCCATACAACCGGCACCATATATGCGAATGCGCACCACGACGCAATCGCCAGATATGTGATAATCATTCCCATGTTTTACTTCTACCTCCTACGCTCATGTGTCATCAAGCCGTCCGCCGGTATATTCTTCCCAGTCGGCGTTATTGCGCTTCACGATCTTCCGGACAGCTCGCTTAAAGATCACCTCAAACGTCTGCCGCGTCTTGCCGAAATACTCCGCAATATCCGGAAGTGTGTACCCCTTCATCAGGAACTTCACCGTATCACGCTCCATCGGCGAAAGATCTGTGCGCTCAAT